TTGAACCCGTTGGTTTTGAGATGGTTCAAAACTACATGGATTACAAATCATCAAGAAAAGAATGGGAAAGCGCTTACACAAGTGGTCTTGATCTTTTAGGATTTAAATACGAAAACAGAACAGAACCTTTTCAAGGAGCTAGTGGTGCAACTCACCCAGTATTAGCGGAAGCTGTAACTCAGTTTCAAGCTCAAGCTTATAAAGAATTATTACCCAGCGATGGACCAGTAAGAACACAAGTTATTGGAATTAAAAACCCACAAACAGAACAACAAGCAGGTCGTGTTAAAGATTATATGAATTATTTAATTATGGACACGATGAAAGAATACGAATCTGAATTTGATTCTATGTTATTTCATTTACCACTTGCAGGTTCTACATTTAAAAAAGTTTACTACGACGTACCACTTGGAAGAGTGGTATCGAAGTTTGTACCAGCGGATGAACTAATTGTTCCGTACACAGCTACCTCATTAGATGATGCGGAAGCAGTTATTCATACCGTGAAAGTTTCAGAAAACGAATTAAGAAAACAACAAGTCAGTGGTTTCTATAGTGACGTTGAGTTAGGTCCTCCAGGTACAGAAACCAATGGAGAACTATCTAAAAAAGAACGTGAATTAGAAGGAACTAAAAAAACAGGTAAGAACGAACCTATTTATACATTACTTGAATGTCATGTTAATTTAGACTTAGAAGGTTTTGAAGATGTCGGAGAAGATGGTGAGCCCACAGGAATAAAATTACCTTATCTCGTTACAGTAGATGAAGGTAGTAGAAAAGTTTTGTCTATTAGACGAAACTATGCGCCCGATGATCTAAAGAAAACTAAAATCCAATATTTTGTCCACTTCAAATTTCTGCCAGGACTAGGATTTTATGGCTTTGGATTAATTCATATGATTGGCGGATTGAGTCGTACGGCAACGTCTGCTCTCCGTCAGTTATTAGATGCGGGTACATTATCAAATCTACCAGCAGGATTTAAACAACGAGGAGTTAGAGTAAGAGACGAAGCATCACCAATACAACCAGGTGAATTTAAAGATGTAGATGCACCCGGTGGAAATTTAAGAGATGCATTCTTTCCTCTACCTTACAAAGAGCCATCTCAAACATTATTACAATTAATGGGTGTTGTAGTTAGTGCAGGTCAAAGGTTCGCGGCTATTGCTGATATGCAAGTGGGCGATGGAAACCAAGGCGCTGCAGTTGGAACTACAGTTGCGTTATTGGAGCGTGGTTCAAGGGTCATGAGTGCTATTCATAAAAGATGTTACGCGGCAATGAAAAGTGAATTTAAATTATTATCTAAAATAGTTTCACAATACCTACCACCAGAATATCCATATGATGTTGTCGGTGGTGCAAGAAACATTAAGCAATCTGACTTTGATGATAGAATAGATGTTGTACCCGTTGCTGATCCTAATATATTTTCAATGAGTCAAAGAATAACTTTAGCTCAAACACAATTACAAATAGCAACAAGTAATCCACAACTTCATAACATGTATCAAATATACAGAAATATGTATAATGCAATTGGAGTAAAAGATATTGACGCGGTTTTACCACCACCGTCACCTACTGCACCAATGGATCCAAGTATGGAACATATAAATGCAATGGGTGGAAAACCTTTTCAAGCTTTCCCTGGTCAAGATCACAGAGCACACATCACTGCACACTTAAATTTTATGTCTGTTAACATGGTTAAAAATAATCCTAACATTATGGCTGCCATACAAAAAAATATATTAGAGCACATTTCAATCATGGCTCAAGAACAAGTTCAATTAGAGTTCAGAGAGCAAATGATGCAGATGCAACAAATGCAACAGATGGCTGCGATGGATCCACAAATCCAACAACAGTTACAAATGTTAAATAATCAAGTCGAAGGAAGAAAAGCTGTCTTGATTGCTGAGATGACTGAAGAATTTATGAAAGAAGAAAACAAAATTACTTCACAAATGGACTCAGACCCACTATTAAAACTAAAATCACGTGAAGTTGATTTAAGAGCAATGGAAAATGAACGAAAAAAAGAAGCAGATGAAACAAAAGCTGATTTTGATAGAGCAAAATTGATGCAAGCAAGAGAATTATCTGAAGATAAGATGGATCAGAACGAAGAATTAGCAGAATTACGTGCTAATACTAGTTTAGCTAAAGCTGGCGTAAAAGAAATGTCTGTTCTTGACAATTAATAATGGTATATTAAGTTAACAAAGGTAAAAAACTATGATGAACTATAAAAAAGCAAAACAAATAGCAATTCCTGCACAAAATGTAGAAATAGATCCAAGATCTAAGACTACTGCTAATGGTGCTTTCAATTATCTTCCAGCTGGGGACAAAGAAAAAGTTGGTGGACAAAGAAGAATGCTAGCTAATAAAAAGAAACCGGCTACTTGGTACTAATATGTGGTTTCAGGCAATTAAATTAGCCGTCTCTGCAGGTAGTAAGATTTATGCTAACAAGCAGAAGACTAAAATGGCAATGTCAGACGCACAGTTAATGCATGCATCACGTATGGCCGAAGGAAAAGAAGCTTACCAAGGTAAATTATTAGAAGCACGTCAATCAGATTGGAAGGACGAGGCAGTTTTAATAATTTTAAGTTTGCCCATAGCAATTCTGGCCTGGGCAGTCGTAAGTGACGATCCAACAGCTATGGACAAGGTAAAACTGTTCTTTGAGATGTTCTCGGAGCTTCCAAAATGGTTCACTAATTTATGGATCCTTGTAGTAGCGAGTATTTATGGTATAAAGGGTACACAAATATTTAAAAACGGAGTAAAAAAATAATGTCCAGATATGTAAAAACAGTAAATTTTATTAAAAATTTAGTTAGTGGATCTAAAACTTCACCAACTATTTCATCAGTAACTCTTTCAAAAAATTTAGCTAAAAGAAGAGCAGACCAAGATTCTATTGTAGCAGGTGTTGATAAACATTTAAAATCATCAGACACAGCAAGTTCAAAAATAAAAAAGAAATTTACTAAACAAGCTTCATCTATTCACGACAAGTATGAAAATAAAAAAGACGGTGGAAGAATGGGATACAAAGATGGTACTAAAAGTGGTAGAAAAATGGGCGGTGGTTCTAGTATGTCTAACACATCAGTTAAGAAAAAATTTAAAAATCTTGGAAACCTACCAGAAACTATTCAGATTAAAATAGCCGGGAAAAAAATAGCAAAGAAGGTATAATTATGTCATTTGAGTTTCCATCAGAAAAAACAAAAAAAAGAAAAGAAAAAGAAAAAGCTAAAAAAGCTAAATCTAAAAAAAATATTGAAACAAAAAGTGGGGATATGGTTCAACCAAATCCAGATATCCTTGGTAAAAGATTTGATAAAAAATTTGAAAAATACGCTCTATCAAAAGAATCTCAACTTCATGCTAAAGATTATGATGATGGTATTAATAAGGGAGAAGCAAGAGCTATGAAAGAAGTTCTGCAAGAAGCAGGAATTCCTATACCAAAATTTGCTAAAGGTGGAAGAGCCGGTTACAAATCTGGTTCTAAAGGTTGTAAAATGGCAACTAAAGGCAAAGGCAGAGCCTACGGTATGAATTCATAATGGCAAAACAAAAAGGCCTTTGGGCTAACATTAACGCTCGTAAAAAAGCTGGCACTTCAAGAAGTAAAGCTGACTCTACAATATCAGCTAAAGCATATAAAAATATGAAAGCTGGATTTCCAAAAAAGAAAAAAAATACTAAAAAAGCATAATTAGTAATTTCGTGAGAAAAAAAGAAAACCCTATAAGAAAAACTACCACAGGCAAGGGTGCTAATTATAGAAAGACAAAATCTGGAGCTGGAATGACAGCTAAAGGTGTACAAGCTTACAGGGCTGCAAACCCTGGAAGTAAATTAAAAACAGCCGTGACTGGTAAAGTGAAAAAAGGGTCAAAAGCTGCAAACCGACGTACGTCGTACTGTGCAAGAAGCGCAGGTCAATTAAGAAACTCGTCAGCTAAGACACGTAACGATCCTAATTCTCGAATCAGACAGGCACGGAGAAGATGGAAATGTTAAATGCAATTAGAAACAGTAATAAATAAAACTTTAAGGTTCCTCGATTCAAGAATAGATCAATTGTCGATT